TAAAGATTATAAAGGAATGCTTTATGACTATATGGCAAAAGAATGGCACCTCAATTGCGGATCCTGTAAAGAAAAAATGTACGCACCAAATAAAAAATCAATAATTAAAGCTAGACTTTATCACACTAGAAATAAATGCTTAGGCGGTTATTAATGAGTTTCACACACTTACACGTTCATTCATACTATTCATTAATGGATGGATTGAATTCTCCTAAAGATTTGTGCCAAGCGGCTTTAGATGCTGGCCAAACCACCATAGCAATTACAGACCATGGAACTCTTTCATCTCATAGAGAAATGCAGATTGCAGCAAAAGAGGTTGGCATTAAGCCGATACTTGGAGTAGAAGCCTACATAGCACCTACAGACAGATTTGATAGGTCATCTAAAACAGACAAAAGCATTCAGGCCTACAACCATATAATATTGCTTGCTAAGAATAAAAAGGGTTTAGAGAATATTAATATTCTTCAGGAGCTTGCCTGGAACGAAGGGTTTTATCACAAGCCAAGAATAGATAGAGAAATTTTAAAACAATACAAAGAAGGAATAATTGTATTATCTGGCTGCCTAAATGGATTAATATGTAAGGCTATAGAAAAAGAAAATTTTGAAGATGCTGTAGAAGTCTTAAAAGAATTTAAAGAAAATTTTGGAGCAGATTTCTATATTGAGGTTCAATCACATAATCCACCAGAGATTAATAACAAACTTTTAGAATTAGCAGACGAGTTAGGGATAAAGCCAGTGGCTACTGGAGATGCTCATTATGCAAAAGCCGAAGACAAAATTCTTGAAGAGGCTTTATTAATTTTATCAACCTCTCCAAAATCAGATAAAGAAGCAGACTTTGATATGTCCAGACAAATGCCTAATATGCTGGATAGGTTTAATTATTTATATCCAGATAGACGAATATCTTTTCAAGACTATAATTTATTTATTCAATCTAGGAAAGAGATAGAGGATGACTTTAATAATTCTGGGATAATTAGAATAGACATTTTTGATAATACAATGGAGATAGCCCAGAAAATTGAGGAATACGACTTTTACCAGGGTCTAGACCTTCTCCCTATACCTAAGACCAATGCCGACCAGAAACTGGCTGAGATGGCCTTCCAGGGCCTAGAAAGGCTACGCCTGAGTCCAGCATGGCTAGGAAATGACATATACGAGCAAAGATTAATGGAAGAATTAGAGGTAATTAGGGATAAAAGCTTTGCCTCATATTTTCTAGTAGTCGCAGATATGATTAACTGGGCAAAGAGCCAAAGCATATTGGTTGGCCCAGGCCGAGGGTCTGCTGCGGGATCCCTTGTATGTTATTTATTAGGTATCACCGATGTAGATCCAATCGAGTACGACCTTTTGTTCTTTAGATTTATTAACCCTGAACGTAACGATTTCCCAGATATTGATACAGACTTTGAGGATCGTAGGCGAAAAGAAGTTAAAGACTATTTAAAAAAGAAATTTAAACACGTAGCTTCTATTTCTACATATACTTATTTTAAAGACAAGGGTGTTGTAAGAGATGCTTCAAGAGTATTTATGGTTCCTCTTCAAGAAGTAAATCGTGCATTAAAATCAGTAGATACCTTTGAAGACTTTATAGATTCTCCCAATACCAAAGAGTTTAGGTTAAAATATCCAGAGGTTGGCTGGTTGGCAGAAAAACTTAGAGGTAAAATAAGAAGCGTTGGCGTACATGCTGCTGGTGTTGTAGTTGCTAAAGATGACATTAGAAAGTATGCTCCAGTAGAATCCAGAGAAGATGCACAGGATAAAGTATCTGGAAGAATACCAGTTGTTGCATATGATATGGACACAGTAGCGGATATAGGATTAATTAAACTAGATGCACTTGGATTAAAGACCTTGTCTGTCATATCTGATACTTTGAAGTCTATAAAAACTAGAACTGGAGAAGATGTTAATTTATCCATATTAGATTTTAAAGATCCTAATGTTTATAAAATATTAAGCGAAGGCTACACAAAAGGAGTCTTCCAAGCAGAAGCAACTCCTTATACAAATTTATTAATGAAAATGGGCGTAGACAAATTTGAAGATTTAGTTGCTTCAAATGCTTTAGTCAGGCCAGGAGCAATGAATACCGTAGGAGCTTCATATATCAATAGAAAGCATGGCAAAGAGGCAGTAAATTATGTTCATGCTAACATAAGGCCTTTCATTGAGAACACATATGGTGTTATCATATATCAAGAGCAAGTTATGCAGGCTTGCGTCTACCTAGGCAAAATGTCTTGGTCCGAGGCCGACAAGGTCCGTAAAATTATTGGAAAGAAAAAAGATGCAAAAGAATTTGACCAGTTCAAAGATAAATTTATTGCTGGGGCTTCAGAATACATTTCTGAGGCAAAAGCCAAAACCTTATGGCAAAATTTTGAGGCTCATGCGGGTTATTCTTTTAATCGTTCTCACGCTGTTGCTTATTCCATGCTTAGTTATTATACAGCTTGGCTTAAAAATTACTACCCCCTTGAGTTCATGTTTTCAATACTTAAAAACGAAAATGATAAAGACGCAAGGACCGAATATTTAATAGAGGCAAAGCGACTTGGATTAAAGGTTTTGCTGCCTCATATTAATGAGTCTGAAATGTATTTCTCTTTGCAAGGGAATGCAATTAGATTTGGTTTGGCAGAAATTAAATTTATATCCGATAGCATTGCTAATAAAATTATGGAGAAAAGGCCCTATACGTCTTATTCAGATTTTATAGAAAAGGCTTCTAAAAAGGGAAGTGGAATTAATAGCAGAGCGGTAAGCGCATTAAACTTTATTGGTGGTGCAGCCTTTGATGACAATAAAAGATCTGGTAAAGAAAAAGAAAATTACTACGAGTATTTAGGAATACCAACGTTCAACGTAGACTTGCCTCCAAGAATTAAATCTCAAGCTAGACCCATAGAAGATTTTGATGACTTGGGATCATTTGTTATGTTTGGAATGGTTAAAAGCATTAAGCGAGGAACTGGGTGGGCAAGAGTTGAGTTAGTGGACGAAACAGGATCAATAGGATTATTCCATCATGAACAAACACCAATTGAAACAAATCAAATGTATTTTATTTTGGTGGGAGACAATAGAATTTCTAGATATATTAAAGTGTCAGACGTAGACCCTAATGGCTCAGATATGCTGGTAGATTATTTATATAGAAAAGAATACGACCTTAATGAAGACGAACATTTAGTTATTAGTCATACGCCATATAAAACAAAAGCTGGTAAGATGATGGCGCATATAGTCTTTACAAACAAAAATAAAGAATTAACTAGAGCAATTGCTTTTCCAACAATGTATAAGATGGCTTTAGCAAAATTGCGTGAAGGCATGAAATGTAGGATAACGTTGTCTAAATTAGACGACGGGACTTTAATGGTAAAGGAAATAAAATGACAGATGACGTTGAAGGTCTAGTAGCTTCAATAAGCATGAATCAAGTCCTAGTTGCAATACTAGAAGACTTGGGTAAAATTACTATTCCAACTTTAAAATTTTTAGATGCAAAATGGGATAATAAAGAACTAATAATAGATTATGATGAAAATGGACCTTCATTTACTTTTAGTTTAAGGAATACCAATGAAGTCATTTGATGTTGTTACGGAGTACGGCCTTGACGCCCTTGCTGCCGTTTTGCATGAAAATTCAAAAGATAAAGGATTTTGGGATGGGGAATATACGTATGACAAAATAGGAAATAAGCTAGCCCTAATACATTCTGAGGTTACCGAAGTTTTAGAAGCAATAAGGAAATCAAAGGGTAGTCAAGAAATTGTTCAAGAAATTGCAGACATATTAATTAGAACGCTAGATGTATATGCAGCGCTTAGGAATAAAGAAGAAATATTCCACAGCCTAGATGAAGTTTTAGAAAATAAAATTAATACAAATATGAGTCGTGAAAGACTTCACGGCAACCTGTTTTAATGCTATAATAAGATCAAAGAATAGAGTATAATGACAATTCAGATAACTGATATATTATCAAAATTAGATCCAAAAACAAGAGCAAGAGTTCAATCAGCAGTAGATGTAAAGATAGATAAACAAAAAACTGCAAGCGTTGGATTAAATTTAGCGCTAAACGGAGGACTGGGATACGGAAGACAGGCCCTTGTTTGGGGAAATAAATCTTCTGGTAAATCATCTTTTTGTTTACAGATGATTGCTCTTGCACAAAAAGAAGGCAAGAGTTGTGCTTGGATTGATGCAGAGCATTCTTATTCTCCAGAATGGGCAGAAAAACTTGGCGTGGATTCATCTAAACTTATTTATTCTTCAGCAAAAACTGTCAACGACATGGTAGATGTTGCAACAAGCCTTATGGAAGCAGACGTAGATTTAATTGTAGTTGATTCCATTTCAGCTTTATTGCCAGCAATATACTTTGAAAAAGATGGAAATGAATTAAAAGATTTACAGGATACTAAACAAATTGGTGCCGAAGCAAAAGACATGACTCACGCAGTTAAAATGCTTAACTACGCAAACAAAAACACGCTGCTTGTGCTTATATCTCAACAAAGAAATCAGTTTGGAAGCATGCATGCCTCTCACATACCAACGGGCGGAATGGCAGTTAAGTTTTTTTCTTCAACAGTTGTAAAGCTTTGGTCTTCAGAGGCCGAAGCAAATGCTATTAAGGCTGGCATAAAGGTAGGAGATAAGATAATTGAACAAAGAGTTGGAAGGCCAGTTAACTGGATAATTGATTACAATAAACTTGGCCCACCAAATTTATCTGGACAATACGATTTTTATTATCAAGGAGATTCTTTAGGAATAGATTTTATTGGAGAAACTTTAGACGTAGCAGAGATGTGCGGCATTGTTGAAAAAGGCGGCGCCTGGTATACAATTGATGAAGAAAGATTTCAGGGTAGAGCAAAGGCTGTAATTTATTTAAAAGAAAATCCTAAAATAGTTGAAAAACTTATTAAGGAAATAAATGCCAAATATTAATGAGTTTATTAATCAGCCAGAAAAGATATACAAAGCAGAGCTTGAAAGAATTGGTGGCACTAAGCCATGTTCAAAGTGCGATAAAGACTCTGAAGAATACTTTTGGGATGCTGTAAAAATGATAATGTCTTGGAAATGTCCAGATGGTCATGACAATAGTTTTGAGATTAACTGATGTCAGAAAGATCAGAAGTTAAAAGAGACAATGCAAAGGCTCAAAAGAATAGTGGTCGAGGAGATTATCAAAAGGGAGATGCTCAATGGAATCAATTCCTTGTTGATTATAAAGAATCTAAGTCGTCTTTTAATTTAAATAAAGAAAACTGGGCAAAAATATGTACGGATACATTTAAAGTAAATAGGAATATGCACCCAGCTTTAAAGATTATTATAGGAGAAGATGTAAAAATAAGGCTAGGAATAATTGAGTGGGCAATACTAGAAGATTTAATTAATTTTTGGGAGGAAAAGAATGGGATCAAGTAATAAAATACCTTTTAATAAAACAATTATTAAAGATGGCAGGATTATTAGGCTTCGTAAAGATGGAACTGTAAAGGCTGACCTAGGTCCATATCGAGTAAAGAAAAGGAAAACAAGCAATGATTAGAGTAATATTTGCATTAATTTTGGGATATGCAGCTGGGTACGTTGTTGCAACCGCAATAGAAACAATAGATAATGAGATAAAAAATGGTAAATGATAAAAATACTTTAGAGTTGATTAACGATATTACGGAGTTCAATGACCTGCATGTATACATGGCAGATCAACAATTAGATAAAGCTTTAGCTATTGTAGTAAAGCTACTAATGAATCCAGATGTTCCTTCTGCAAAGGCTCCTCATTTGATTATTGAGTTGCAAGCCATATCAACTAAATTTGCAATGATGGCCTCAGTCTATTCAACAATTATGAAAGACAAAGCTGGGTCAGTAAATAACAATAAAAAGAATATATACTATTCAGCAAAAGAATCTATTGATAAATTAGTAGATGCACTTAAATATGTAGTTAGGTATAATTAATGGTAAGAGATATTTTTTTGTGCACCCTGACTGGAACTATTTTAGGCGCAGTTTTTGCAGCATTTAAATTGCCAGTTCCAGCGCCTCCAGTTTTCCCAGCCGTAATGGGCATTGTAGGCATTTGGCTTGGGGCTTATTTGATTGGTCAATTACATAATGGGTAGACAAATAGTAAGCAATTTAAAATTTAAAAAAGTGACTGGTAAGTTTGATCCAGAAGTTTTTGCAAAGATGCTTGATGACGCCTACCTATCTACAAAACGTGGAGATCAGTTAATGACTAAAACTTCATTTAGTCCAAGCTCTTTGGGGTATGGTCATGGTAAATGTCCTAGATATTGGTATTTAGCATTCACAGGAGTAGGCTTTATTGACGAGAACGATTCGATTGCAGTTGCAAATATGGCTCAAGGAGTACAGGCTCACGAAAGATTGCAAAAGCTAATAGAAAAAACTGGCAAGCTTAAAGAGCAAGAACGAGAAATTAAAAATGAGTATCCGCCAATTAGAGGTTTTATAGACTTAGTTATGGATTGGAATGGGGAAGAAGTAATAGGAGAAATTAAAACTGCAAAGCAAGAGGTGTGGGATCAAAGGCAATCTACAATGGCCCCTTCCCCCAACCACCTGCTGCAATTATTAACATACATGAAGCTAACAGATGCGAAAGAAGGATTTTTTTTATACGAAAATAAAAATACCCAAGAGGTTTTAATTATTCCAATTCAAATGAATGATAAAAACAAAAAAATAATTGACGATACGTTTATATGGATGTGTGAGGTTTGGGATAATTTTAAAGATGGAGACCTTCCAATGAGGCCGTTTACAAAGTCTACCTCCGCTTGCAAGTACTGCCCTATTAAAAAAGAATGTTGGGGCATGGAAAATGGAACAGTTCAAATAGAGCCATATGAGGTGCCAGTAATATGATTTGTGCAAACAAGGAATGCTCTTCTAAATTTAAAGCAAGAACTCATAATCAAAAGTATTGTTCAGACGAATGCTGCAGAGTGTCTACAAACAGAAGGATTATGGAAAAGTATTATGAAAAAAAGGCAATCAGGCTTGGTGCGCCAAGAGTTTGCAAAAAATGTAAGACAAAATTAAGTAGGTACAACCAGTCAGATGTGTGTTCTACCTGTGAAAAAAAGATTGTTATAGAAAGCCAAAATGCTATCTGGAAGATTATTAATGACATTAGCTGATTTAGTTAAGACAAAGGCATACAGGGTTCTTGGCATAGACGCTTCTACAAACTCTATTGCTTTTTGTTTGATGGAAAACGATATACCAATTAAATGGGGAAAAATTAATTTAATGGGTAACGATATATATGAAAAAATATATGACGCTAAGGTCAAAATGCATTCAATGCTTAATGAATTAAAATCAGATTATATTGTGGTTGAAGGAGCGGTATTTGTTAAATCAGCAGATGCTGTAATTAAATTGTCTTATGTTTACGGGGTTGTAATAGCAGAGCTGATGGCCACGGGCTGCAAAGTAATTACAATAGCTCCGTCATCTTGGCAAGCCTACATAGGAAATAAAAATCCAACAAAGGAAGAAAAGGCGGCAATAAGATTAAAGAACCCAGGATATGCAGACTCCTGGTATCAAAATCAATTGCGTACAATGCGTAAACAAAGAACAGTTGACTATTTTAATAACAAATATAATCTGACCCTGTCTGATTTTGACGTAGCCGACTCATTTGGAATTGCTCATTATGCAAATAAAGTATTGACTGAAAGATGATTTGTGAACATATATATAAAAACAGAAATGAAGAGGTTTGTTCTTTATGTGGAGAATTTACCCATAATATTAATTGGGAAAAGCAAAATTTAATGCACCAACAATGGTTATTAGATAATCCTAATGCAGAGTATATAGGGTGGACCTCAATATGAAATTATACCAAAGTGAGGTATGGCTATATAGAAAATATGTAGTTCAGAAAAAAAGTGTTGTTCAAATCGCTATTGAGTGTAATGTTTCTGCCATGACCGTACAAAGATATTTAACTAAATTTGGATTAATTCAAAAACGATGAATATATTAGAGCTTGGGTCTGGCTCAACCCCTTTACAAGGTGCCGTGCATCATGATAGAATAAAGCATTCCGAATGGATAGATGTAGCATGGGACCTAGAAGTTATTCCTTGGCCCTGTGAAAATGAGGAATGGGATGAAGTCTATGCAATTGATGTGTTTGAGCATCTAAATACAGAAATTGTAGATTGGCTGTCTGAATGTCACAGGATACTTAAGGTCGGCGGAAAACTTACTTTAAGACTTCCAGCATGGGACAACGAATTATCTTATCGTGATCCAACTCATAAGAAAGTTTTTCACCACGAAACATTTGACTATTTTGATCCTGAAAAAGAATTGTATGAATTGTTTGGAAGGTACTACTGGGATAACGTTACGTTATTTCAGGTAACATTTGTAGGCAGAGAAAATAATGACCTACGATTTGAACTGATTAGGAGATAGTATGTTAAAGCCAGTATATACAGATGTAAAGGAATTTAGATATGAGGATCTATATCTTCATTCAGTTAGCGCTCCAGCGGGAGGCAAAATATTAAATTCTTGCTTAGAGATAGCGCAAATGCTAATTGATAAAAATATATCTTATGGGAACTCAGCTTTAGAGCCCTCTAGAATATTTTCAACGGCGGATTCCGTAGAGCAATTAAAAGTCAGAATAGACGATAAATTAAATAGGATTAAAAACAATAAAGGATTTGCAGGGGATAATGATATTGATGACCTAATTGGGTACTTAATATTGTACAAAATAGCCAATTCAAATTGACTTTTCAGTCAACTGAAAGTATACTTATGAGATATGGAAATTCAATTATCCGATCATTTTGACAGAATGAACATGGTTGTTAGCGAACTACTCAAGGGTAACAGCGCAACCAGCATATCTGCAATTACTGGGATCCAGCGCAAGGAAGTAGTTGAGTTAATTGACGAATGGAAGTCTGTTGTCCATAACGACACCAGCACCCGAGAGAGGGCCAAGGAGGCCATTTCTGGGGCAGACAAGCACTACGCTATGCTTATTAAAGAAGCTTGGAAAACGGTAGAGGACGCAGATCAGTCTGGCCAGCTAAACGTTAAATCAACTGCATTAAAATTAATTGCCGACATTGAAGGTAAAAGAATAGGCATGCTGCAAGAAGTAGGCCTTTTAGATAATGCAGAAATTGCAAATCAAATTGCAGATACTGAAAGAAAACAAGACATACTTGTTAAAATTTTAAAAGAAGTTACAGCTACCTGCCCTAAATGTAAAATGGATGTTGCAAAAAGATTGTCTCAAATTACTGGGATTGTAGAACCAATAGAAATCATTGAGGAAGTAAGTGGATCTTAATTTTAATGATTTAATTGATATCCTTGACGGCGAAGAGTTTGACGAAAAGCCAGTCGATTTAAAAACATTTGTACGTAATCCAGAGTATCTTGGGTTGCCAGAGTTATCAAGTTATCAATACGCATTAATTGAAAAAAGTTCACAGATATACAAAGAGTCTACTCTTATAAAGTTATTTGGCGAAGAAGAAGGACATATAAGGTTTAAGCAGACCGCAAATGAAATAGTTGCACAATTGGGCAAGGGATCTGGTAAAGACTATTGCTCAACAATTGCAGTGGCGTATACCGTATATTTATTGCTATGCCTTAAAGATCCAGCATCTTATTATGGTAAACCTCCTGGTGACTCAATAGATATAATAAATATTGCAATAAATGCTCAACAGGCTAGCAACGTATTTTTTAAAGGATTCAAAACAAGGATAGATCGATCCCCATGGTTTGTTGGTAAGTATACTGACAAAGCTTCTGAAATAAAATTTAATAAATCTATTACTGTACATTCTGGACACTCAGAAAGAGAGGCTTGGGAAGGATATAACGTAATCATTGTTATCCTTGATGAAATTTCAGGCTTTAGCGTAGAGAATACAACTGGGCATGATCAGGCTAAAACTGGCGGAGCAATTTATGATATGTATAGGGCCTCAGTAGATTCTCGTTTTCCAGATTTTGGCAAGGTAATCCTGCTATCTTTCCCTAGATATAAGAATGACTATATACAACAAAGATACGACGCTGTTGTGGCCGATAAAGAAACTGTAATCAAATCACATAGGTTTAAAATGGACGAAGATTTGCCAGACAATACAGAAGGCAATGAGTTTGAAATAGACTGGCAAGAAGATCATATTCTTTCTTATAAAATTCCAAAAGTTTATGCGTTAAAGAGACCAACCTGGGACGTTAATCCAGTAAGAAAAATTGATGATTTTAAAACTGCATTTTATACCAATCCATCAGATGCTTTATCTAGATTTGCTTGTATGCCGCCAGATGCAATAGATGCATTTTTTAAGTCAAAAGAAAAAATTGAAAAAGCATTTAGCATTGGTCAATTAGCAGTAGATAATTTTGGAAGATTGCAAGAGTGGTTCATCCCTGACCCAGATAAAGAATACTTTATTCACGTAGACCTTGCTCAAAAACACGACCATTGTGCAGTTTCAATGTCTCATGTACAAAAATGGGTAAGTATTAAAATAACAAGCGAGTACTCACAGCCAGCCCCAATTGTAGAAATAGATGCAGTTAGATATTGGACCCCAACAAAAGATAAATCTGTAGATTTTACGGAAGTTAAAGATTACATTCTTTCTTTAAAAACTAGGGGATTTAAAATTAAAGTATGCACATTTGATAGATGGAACTCTCACGACATGATGCAACAGCTTAAGCAATACGGAATTAATACAGAGGTTTTGTCTGTTGCTAAAAAGCATTACGACGATATGGCAATGATCGTGGCAGAGGAAAGATTAACTGGGCCATATATACAATTATTGATTGATGAATTGTTACAGTTAAAAATTATGAGAGATAGAGTAGATCACCCAAGAAAAGGATCTAAAGACTTAGCAGACGCAGTTTGCGGATCAATTTACAATGCAATTTCAAGAACAAAGCATAAAATAGATGAAGAAATAAAAATTCATACGTATGAATCAATGAGTTATGAGAATGACTTTTCTAAAGATAACCCAGACGTTTCTGCTATGAATATGATTAGAGCACCAAGAATGCCTGAACAATTGCAAGAAGCTATAGATAGGATGATGATAGTATGAGTACGTATCAAGAAAAAGCCAAAGAATGTAAATGTTGCAGCAAACATGTTCCGCTTCCGACTGTATTGAAGGAATATAGCGGAGACACAATATGTCCTACAACTTTTGCAAATATACTAGAGTATAAAAGAATATGGACCGCTATTGGATCAAGACCCCCAGGAAGCATTAGGAAACATTTTTCTGATTACGTGCAGCAAATAGTAGAGACTACTATTGACAAGAATCAAGATGGAACGCTATAATATACCAAGGCCTACCCTTTGCAGGGTTAGGGGTATAATATATAAGATGGAAGAAGAAATTTCTATGGATGACTCAGACGATAGATTAGAGTACTATCTAAGTATCGGAGCGGTCACCCTTGAGGGTATGGATGAAGATGGCGAAATAATTTATGCCATAACTGAAATTGCAGAAGAAATAGCTCCAGAATTATGGGAATCACATATTGAACATATAGATAAATCTTTAATTGAATTATATAAAGAGGGATTATTATCTGTTGATTATGATGAAAATTTAGAAGCTACATTTACCTTAAGTCCAGAAGGAACTAAAAAAGCAAAAGATTATGGATTAATTGAAATTTTAAATAAAGATATACCAAACGATTAGGAGAATAAAATGGAAGAATTAATATTAGAACTTAAAAGGTATCAAGCAAATTCAGTAGTGCTATATAGCACAGCACATGGATTTCATTGGAATGTAGAGGGTCCACTTTTTACACAGTACCATGAATTTTTTGAACAGATTTATACAGATGTATATGGCACAATTGATACAATAGCAGAGTGGTTACGCAAGTTTGATGTAAAAGCCCCATATACATTAGAAGATTTTTTATCAAGCAACACTTACGGAGATACTCAATTAGATTCAAATTCTCCAATTATAATGTCAAGACAATTATTAGATATGATCACCAAAATGATATCTGATCAAAAGGCTTTGTTTGATGTAGCAACCTTACAAAATGAACAAGGTCTTGCAAACTTTCTTGCCGAAAGACAAGATAAACTTCAATTCTGGGCTTGGTGGCTAAAATCAAGTTTAAAATCAACATTTAACTAAAGGAGAATAAAATGGCAGACAACATACACCCAAATGCGGCAAAAGTTGTAACAGCAGCTAAGAAATATGCTGATGAGGGATATGCAGAAGGACCAAATAACGATACAGTTTTTGGAAAACGATACGGAATGAATCACCAACCTTGGTGTGCAATGTTTGTTTCAGGATGTTTTGATGATGCAGGACTAGTTCACCTAGTTGCCGCTTCAACAAAGAAAGGCTTTGCGTCATGTGATGCAGGAGCGCAATGGTTTGCAAAGAATAAGAGAATTGTTCCAATTGGGCAAGCTCAGGCTGGAGACGTAGTATTCTTTAACTTTGATAAGACTCCTACAGACACAGAACACGTAGGAATTGTAGTTTCAAATGATGGAAAGAATCTTATTACATACGAAGGAAACACATCTGGAGATGCTAAAGGCAGTCAGGCAAATGGAGACGGCGTATTTAAAAAGAAACGGCCATATAGTTTAGTTATGTCAGTTGCCCGTCCAGATTGGGATAAAAAATAATGTACGAATATCATGTTAAGAAAGTAAATAACGTAGTAGACGGAGATACAATAGACGTAGACATTGATCTAGGTTTTGACATATCATTTAGTTCAAGAGTCAGACTTGCTGGTATTGATACTCCAGAAAGCAGGACAACAAATAAAGCCGAAAAAGTTTTAGGGCTTGAAGCTAAAGAATACGTAAAGTCTAAGATTAAAGACGCTAAAGAATTTGTCATTAAGACAGAAAAGATAGACTCATCAGAAAAATACGGGCGGATCCTTGGATGGCTATTCCTAGATGGATCTAAAGTTTCAGTTAACGAGCAAATGATTGCTGAGGGATATGCTTGGGGATACCTAGGAGAAACTAAAGTAAAAGACTTTGAAGCGCTTGCTAAAGTAAGGGCTAAAAAGAAGTAGACAAACTGTAAATATTTTGCTATAATAATATATGGATCGCTCAACAGAGGGTCCATATATTAATTTATTCGCTTGAAAGGGGAATAATATGGTAAATGCATTAACAGTGGATTTTTTTAATGATCCATTTTTTATTGGTTTTGATCGCCAAATTAAAGATCTACAAAATATAAATAGAAACACTTCAAACTACCCACCTCATAATATTTCTAAGGTCGAAGGGCCAGATGAGATGTACGTGATTGAATTGGCCATGGCTGGATTCAAAAGAGAAGATATTGAAGTAGAACAAGATAAGAATGTTTTAACAATTAAAGGCTCGTCACATGAAGACCCAAACAAACAATATCTTTATAAGGGAATCGGTGCTCGTTCATTTATTAAAACATTTTCTCTTGCAGAATATGTAAAGGTTAGCTCTGTGTTTGTCTTAGATGGCATTCTAGTAATAATGCTAACTAAATTTATTCCAGAAAGTGAAAGACCAGTCAAATTCAGCATCCATGACTTTGATTCAAAAGAAAGCTTTGGAGGCTTTGAGGATCCTAGAGACATAGAAGAAGTTTCTACTGCAAAGGCCAAAAGAATAAAGAAATAGTATAATAAGAACCTGCACCCCTTCATCGGGGAGTCGCAGATTCGTCGGGGGAGACAGCGACACTAAATACCTGTTCATAGTCCTGAGTATGACTGTAAAGTGCTCATTATAATTCAAGGATAGGTATGCCAGTATACGAATATAAATGTAAATGTTCCCAAGATGATGTTGTGTCATTTGAACGTGGTATTTTTGAAGACGAGCCAGAGTATGCTTGCGAAAAATGTGGCAATGAACTAGATAGACACTTTGGAACTTTTGGAGTACAATTTAAAGGAAACGGGTTTTATAAAACTGACAACTCTAAGTAATTAAATTCATATCTATGATATAATTTAATAACAACAAAAGTATTGTTGTTTGGAGAAACCAGTTGAGTAGAAAGTTAAAAGTACATTTGTCCAGCCTATTCTTAATAGTCTGGCCTTTTCTTTTTCTATCAACTCCAGCAAACGCTGAAGACATTATTATTAATCTTGACGCTACAACTGCTTATATAGATGTAGTAGTAAATGTAGATACAACAACCGCTTATGTTATCACTACCACTACTGGACCTAGGTTTGAGGTAGTTGATTCAGTTACAGTTGAACGCCCTGCTTGGGTAGATTCCTGGCTGTGGTTATATCGTGGTGTAGCAGATAGCACTACTGCCCGTACTGGTCAAGGTGCTATTGCAGCAGATGATGATGGTAACTCTTCATCTAATAACTATTGGGC